GCGGATGTAGCCGGCGGCGCTGAACTCGATAACGTAGGCCTGATCGTCCGAGTAGACGAACGGGATCAGGCGCGCGTAGGCGTGCGCGCCGTCGTTCAGGAACTGCGTGCCGGGCCGGAACTTCGCCGGACCCTGCGGGAGGGTCACGAAGTTCGAGCAGAGTTCGAGCCCCGTCTGGTAGGGGACGAGGTCGACGCGGCCGCGCAGCAGGGGCGATATCTCGCCCGCGGCGAACGACCGCGTGAGGGTCTTGCGGCGGGTCATCGGGCGGCCACCCACGGCGGTTCACGCTCGGAGCGCCATTCCTCGGTGCTCTGCGTGTCCCCGTCGAGTGCCTCCGCTGTGGCCTTCGCCCGCAGGTAGATCGCCTCCGCCGCCTTCTGCACGTCCGCGCTTCGGGTCAGGGGGAGGGCAAGGTAGATCGCCAGCCGGGCGGCAACGAGCGCGCGCACGGAGGGCGGGAAGAGGGCCGTGTCGGTGACCGACACGACGTACTTCAGGTAGGCGCCCTCCACGTTGGTGTAGAGGACGGGCGTGCCGTCGTCGGTGGTCTCGACCGAGAAGTCCTCGGTGCGGCCCACCTCGGTGACCCCCGGCACGTAGACCGCGAACGGGCGCAGACAGCCGGTCGGGAGCGCGTAGGCGTAGGACCACTCGCCGGCGACGCTCGCCGGCAAGCTCAGGCTGGCGAGCGCCTTGCGACGGGTGTTGAATCGCCACGTGTGACTCTCCAGCACCTCGTCGCGGGCGACCGGGTAGAAGCGCGCGCAGAAGCGCGCCTGCGTGCTGGCCTCGGGCGGGTCGATCGACGCGACGTTGCCCGCATCGCCGAGATGCGACAGGGCCACGTTGCAAAGGTCGACCGGCGAAGCCACGGATCAGCACTCTCGAAAAAGGCCCCGAGGCCGAAGCCCCGGGGGAATCCACCACCCCTGATGGATCAGGTCAGGGCCGCGGCCGGATCGGCCGCACCCTTGTCGGACGCACCCTTGGGCGCCTTGGGCGCCTTGGGCTCGGCCGGCTTGACGTCGGCCAGCGGCTCGTACCACGAACCGGGCTTGCTCACCTCGATGACCTCGCCCGGGCGGGCGAGGCGGCCACCGATGAAGCCTTCGCGGATGACTTTCGCTTTCATCGCTCAGGGCCCGATCAGTAGCTGAAGCCGACGGCGGGCGCCGCCTGCCACGCGTCGCTGTGCTTCACGAGGCCGGCGTCGACGTTCGCCGCGGCGACCGCGCCGACCGTGACAGCCTTCATGCGCAGGTACCGCTTGGCGCCGCGCGGGACGCGCCGCGAGATCGTGTAGCCCTTGACGAGGGTGGCGACGGCAATCGCCCCGGTCGTGTCCAGCAGCGACTCGGTCCCGAAGGCCGGGTCGTCGTCGGTGTACAACTTGAACTCGATGCTGGTGCCGCCGTTGGCGGCGGTCGTGACCGTCACCGCCCACTCGATCGGCTCGCCGACGGACACGTCCCCGCCGGCCACCTCGGTGTCGAGGTAGTTGGTCGAGACCGTGGTCGCCCCGGTACCCTTGACGTCCTGCGCGGACGAGAACTCGCTGGCTTTGTCGCGAATCATGTTTCTCTCCTGTAGCGTCTGCTACTTGATGGGTCAGACCACTTCGGCTTCGGTGTTCAGAATCGCGTCGCTGACGACGAACTCGACCCCGTCCCAGCCCTTGACCGCTTGCTTCTGACCGTCCAGCAGCTTGGTCGCGTTGACCGACTTCTCCAGACCGATCAACTCGAACGCCGTCGCCGTCCGCGCGTTCATGAACGCGACCAGTCGGCCCATGGCTCGCACCGTGCGCGGGATGCGGTTCTTGGCTTCGATCACCGCGCGCAGCACGTTGGTGGCCGCCGTGGCCGCCTGCGTGTTGCCGGCCGACAGGCCGGCCGCGAGCAGGTCCGAGGCCTTGATGTTGCAGATGCGGACGATCGCCCGGTGGTCACGGACGCACAGACCCATGTCCCAGCGCCAGAGATCGGCGTATGCACGGTACCGCTTGTTGTTCTCGTCGAACGCGTCGATGATCCCGAGGTCCTGATGCTCCAGACCGGCCTTCGAGCCCTTCGGGTAGATCCCGTGGACGGTCTGCTCGCCCAACACCGCGAGGTAGATCGAGGTCTGGTCGTTGGTGCCCGAGCCGCCCGCGTCGATGATGTAGTCCTTGGTCTCGCCGGTGAGCGAGTTGTAGCGCGGGGCGATCCCCATGAACGGGTAGCCACCCGACGGGGCGCCGTAGAAGAACGCCGTCTCGACCTGCTGGTTCATGCCCTCGACGAAGGCCAGCGCCTCCGAGAAGCGGAAGCTGGCGAGGTTGCCGTTGAGGTCGGCGAGCTTCTGGTCGACCTCCGAGCGGGCCTCCAGCATCCCCATGGTCTCGGTGATCTGCACGCGCGCCGACTTGCCCGGGCTCACGCCTTGGTTGTACTTGCGCCAGACTGCCTGCGGCAGCGCACCGGTGCGCACCGTGGTCGTGTGACCCGACTTGTCGTTCGCTTCGAGGTACGGCAGAAGCGTCACGAGCGGGTTCATCCGCGCGAGGACCTCCACGACCTTGGCGGTCTTGCCGTCCGGGTCGAGGGACTTCGCGACGTCGAGCAGGGTAACGTTGTTGCTGAGTTCCGCCATGGTCGATCTCCTCTATGGCTGGGTCATTTGCCGCCGTAGAGCAGGCTCGGGAGCGACTGCTCGGCGTTCCGGGCGTGGCCGCCGGCCACGAACTTGCCGCCAGCCAGACCCTCTCGGGCCAGCTTGGCGAACATCTTGATGAGGGCCGGCGAATTGCCGAGGCCGGTCGCCTCCAGTTCCTTGGCGAGGTCCTCGCCGCCGAGCGCCGCCACGACACCCTTCGCGTCGGCCAGCGTCCGCTCGTAGTTCTCTCCGCCGAACTCCGGGTCGGCCCGGAGGGCCTTCTCGGCGGCCGCGCGGGCCGCCTGCGCGGCGCGCTCGTTGACCGTCTTCACGCCGCTGGCGTAGGCCGCGAAGGCCGCCTGCGCCTGCTCCTGCGAGGCGCCGGCCTGCTTCAGGCTGGCCTTGATCTCGGCGATGGTCGTGTCGTCGAAGGCGATCCCCTCGGGGGCCGTCAGCGTGTAGTCGGCCGGGACCGGCGCGGGCGCGGGGGTAGCGGGCGCTACCGCAGGGGCCGCAGCAGGTGCCGGGGCGGCAGCGGCAGGTGCCGGCGCTGCGGGGGCAGCGGCGGGCGCCGCGGGGGTCGCTTCGGGGGTAACAGCTTCGCTCATTGCTCGTCCTCGAACAGGGTGGTGTAGGTGTCGGGCGCGTGTCTCTTGACGGACTGCAGCAACCACGCGCCCGTGGACCGCTGCCCCTCACGGTAGCCGGCGGCGAAGAGGTCGCCGCTGAAGCCGCTATCCAGCATCCCGCTCACCTGCAGCATCTGCCGGGCGATGCGCCTGCCGTGCGGCGAGACCATCAGCCACACCCACGCATCGCGGTCCAGTGCCTCCTGCAGATCGGCCTCGGCGCGGGCCTCGCGCTGGGCGTCTGTGAGGTAGATTTCGTCGTGGTGCGGATCCATAACAGAGTATAGCAAACGCTACCCGTGGTGTCAAAGCGCGGCGGCGGCACTAGGGGTAGCGCCGGCTTCCTGCGCCCTGCAGGAACTTGACGAACTGGTCGCCGCTGGGTGTGTCGATGTAGACCGCCGCGCCGGCAGGCACGACCACATCGGTGCTGGTGGCGGTCGTCTGCGCGGCCGCGAGGATAGTTGTCTGGGCCATGTCGTCTCTCCTGTTAGCCGCCAAGCAGGGCGATGTCCAGT